CGGGGCTTCGGCCTCGACTTTATTTTATTAATTTTATTATATATTATATTATGGCAAAAAAGAAAACAAAAGTGGAAGTTGAAGAAACTCCACAGGTAGTTGAAACACCAGTTGTTGAAACACCAAAAATAAAAAAAGTTGAACCTGCAAAACCAAAGTGGGAAATAAAAGATAGAGTTTACTATTTAAAAGGTAGTAAAAAACCTATATCAAGGATGATTAAGTCAGCTAACATTTATTGGTTTGATGAAGAAAAAGGTTATGAAAGAGAGTTAAAATATTGTGAAAATCAAAAAACACCATTTGTTGATGAAATGGTAGGTGATCAAAGGTTAGCTCATATTATTTTTAGAGATGGTAGCTTGTTTGTTCCAAAAGAAAAAACAGTTTTACAAAAACTTTTATCTTTATATCACCCACATAGACAAACTTTATATTACGAGTTTAAGCCTGAAAAAATTGCTGCTGATGAAATAGAGATATTAGAGTTAGAAGCAGACGCTATATTAATGGCTAGAGAATTAGATATTGATATGGCAGAGGCTATAATGAGAGTAGAAAAAGGCTCTGAAGTATCTAAGATGAGTTCTAAAGAACTTAAACGTGATTTACTAGTATTTGCTAGAAATAATCCAGCTTTGTTCTTAGAATTAGCTTCTGACGATAATGTTCAACTTAGAAACTTTGGTATTAGAGCTGTTGAGCTTGGTATACTAAAGTTAAGCTCAGATCAAAGAAACTTTTTATGGGGATCAAACGATAGAACTATAATGACAGTTCCTTTTGACGAGCATCCATACACTGCTTTAGCGCATTGGTTTAAAACTGATGAAGGTATGGAAATATATGCAAATATAGAAAAACGATTAAATAATTAATCAAACTGTAGAGGTGATCGCCCTACGGGGCGATTACACTACAATTAAAAAAATATGGCAATAGGTATAGACAGAGTGTATCAAAAAGTATTAGCAATAGCTAATAAAGAACAAAGAGGTTATATAACACCTCAAGAATTTAATTTATATGCTGATCAAGCTCAAAAAGATATATTTGAACAGTACTTTTATGATATAAATCAATTTGAAAAAAGAAAAGGTAACGATACAGAATATTCTGATATGTTAGATGTTATTGATCAAAAGTTAACTCAATTTAAAACTGTAGCAACTTTAGCTCCACCTACTTCAGGTGTTGGTTTACAGATACCTGATGGTCTTTATAGATTATCTTACATAAGTTTTAATAATAATATTATTCAAAAAGTAAGTATGAAAGAACTTCAACATATAAACTCGTCGTTAATAATAAAACAATCACTTACAAATCCGGTTTATACTTATTTCAATGATCAGATCAGATATTATCCTGACGAAATATCTGCTGTTACTAATAGTTTTACTTGTGCTTATATTAAAAGTCCAAGTCAACCAAATTGGGCTTATGTCTTTATAGATGACATGCCGTTTTTTGATGATAACAATGCTGTAGACTTTGAGCTACATAAGTCTGAAGAAAATAATTTAGTAAATAAAATATTACAACTAGCTGGTATAACAATGAATAATGAAATATATCAGGTAGCTAGTCAAGAAGAAATAAAAGATATTCAACAAGAAAAAGCTTAATAAATGGGAATAATGAATCAATCACAACAAGCTTATTATAATTCATCAAGTAATTATGGTAACTATCAGTTTATATCTTTAAGTCAAATTATAAGCCAGTTTATGGTAGCTTATGTTGGTGAAGAAAAATTAATAAATAAAGCTAGAATAATTGATGTTCAGTTTCACGCTATGAGAGCCTTACAAGAACTTAGCTTTGATACTTTTAAATCTATAAAATCACAAGAAATAACTGTACCTTCAACACTATCAGCTGTACTACCTCATGATTATGTTAACTATGTAAAATTATCTTGGACAGATAGCGGTGGTGTTATGCACGTTATATATCCAACTAAATACACTAAAAACCCAGAACCAATACTTCAAAATGATAGTGGAGAGTATAAATTACAGGCAATAGGTACTATAGATAGCTCTAGCGTTGATGTTGTTTTAAATAAAGAATATAAAAATATAGTTGTAGGTATGGTTGTAGAGTCAACAGGTATAGTTGTTGCTGGTGATCCTAACTTAAAAGTTGTAGGTATTAATCATTCATCAGGTATTACAACAGTAACTTTAGACGCTGTTCCTCGTGTAACAGGTTCTGGTACTACTGCAACTCAAACGTTAACTTTTCGTAATCCAACTTCTTTAGGTCCAGATGTAATAACAGAAGAAGAATCAACAGCTGTATTAGACTCTTTAACCTATACTGTTGGTGAGAACAGAATAACAGCTAACTCTACAGATGATGCTAGTAAAGTTAAAGTTGGTATGATAATTACTTCAGAAGATTTTCCTATAGATTCAGATGGAAATTATCCTAAAGTTTTAGATGTTGTAGAAACTCTTATAATAGTTAGTGAAGTAGCTACAGCTAGTTCTACAGCTGTTACAGGTAGTCAAGCTACTTTTATATCACAAACAAAAATATCACAAACTCTTTCCAACTATAGATCCTACACTCCACATGACAATGTTGATAGATATGACGATGGTACTTATGACTTAGTTGTTGGTGAAAGATATGGTTTAGAGCCAGCTCACGCTCAAGTAAACGGTAGTTTTTATATAGATCAAATAAAAGGTTTAATATATTTTAGCTCTAATATATCTGGTAAAAACGTTATAATTGATTATATAAGTGATAGTTTAGGTACAGATGAAGAGATGCAAGTTCACAAACTAGCGGAAGAAGCTGTTTACAGATATATAGCTCATGGTATTTTAGCTGGAAAAGCTAACGTGCCAGAGTATATTGTTAATAG